GTTATATATTATCCACATTCTAATTTATATATTTACAGAACTAATGTGTTATTTAGTGGAACAAATAAGTCTCCAGCTAAGTTTAAAACGCTTAAATATATTGGTGAGTATTATAGTGGGGATATGTATGATCAAGAATAGTATATTTGTTTTTATAATATTTATATTTGGATGTGCGAATATGCCTACAGGATATAACCAATTGGTTGATATAACAAGTGGTATTTATAAAGGTGAACGTGGTCGACTCATTGGAGATTGTTCAGGATTTGAGTTATATAAAATTCGGTTATATAGTAATAGAAATGTCTGCATAAGATCTTGGAACTTGGAAAGAGTTTATTAATTTTAGATAATAAAAAGCCCAGATTTCCCTAGGCTTTCTTTTTAAACTTTTATTATATAAGTTATGCTGGACCAGCGCCTAAATGACCTCGACCTGGCGCTGCTGTGGCAAGAGTTACTGTCGGTTTGGCCCCACCCTCACCCAAAAGATCATATAGCTCGCTATTGGTATAAGGATCGGTCAGTGTGTCCATTGCTGTAGTACAATTATCTGCAATTGAATTCCATTCGGTATCATTATAATTAATATTTGCAGAATCAATTTTTCCACTACAAGCTGATTCAATTTTAGAAATAGTTACTCCAGTAGATTTTACTTGTATTGCAACATTTTTTGTTGTTGCAGAATTTGTTTCGGCTGATTCGTTGTTAGTATTGGTTTGACCAATTGCGACAAAAACCGACAAAGTTCTAGATTCTTCTGATGACATCTGTAAAGTTGAGTTATATATAGTATTATCACTTAAAGTGACTTTTACGTTCATAGACCCTTTACCTCTTGCTCTAATAGTTGTTGCTCCTGATCCATTTGACTGAGGGACGGTCCCTCCTTCAACGAAGGTTGATAATTGAAAACTTCCCGATACGTCTGCTTTTCCTGTGCTCATTTTATTCTCCTTTAAAGAATTTAATTATTAAAATAAATTATTGTTTGTTTGTATTAAATAATCCTGATCAAGATTAGTTACGTCTTCTGTGTCTAATTTAACAGCTAAAGCTTGTATCGCCACTTGAAGCTTTGATATATTGGCTTCACTAATAAGTTGGGCAGCTTTTAAGTCATTAACTTCATCTTGTAAATTATCGTTTTGTGTGGTTAGTTCTAAAATTCGAGCTTTTGGTCCACCATCTACGTCCATGTCCAGAGCAGCTCGAAGATTGTTTATTTCTTCATATAATTCTCGAAGAATAAACTCATCACCCTCAGACATTTTACCTGGACGAAAACTCATTTCACTTTGTGGTTTTTGTGGCATATTATCTCCTTAATCTAACTTAATTTCTTCAACTAAACTATCAGAATAATCAGTATCTGTAACTCCAGTATCTGCATCTAATTTTACCAAAATTGCATTTAAAGTAGTCTGCAACTTATTAATTGCTTCCAGTATATCATCAGCAGCTTCTTTATTAGCTAATGCTGAACGAACTTTTTTTCTTAAACTTGCTTTACTTTGTGACATAATTATTCACCCTTTCTTTTAACTATTTTTTTAGCTTTCTTAGCAGCTTCAACGGCTTCACGAGCTAGGTTTAGGTCTTCTTCGTCTACCACACCATCATCATTGAGGTCAGCATCGATTTCCTTCTGCTTTTCCTTCTTGGGAGCCTTCTCTTTTTTACGTCCGCTTATAGCATCTCTAAGTTCTCTTTTACGATCAATTTCTTGTCTTCGCATTCTCTACTCCTTAGTTAGCAGCTTGAATAGCATCGATCATAGCATTAACAGCATCTTGTGCTGCAACCATATTGTCGATAATTCTATCAGCTAAATTTTTATGAGCCAAAGCTTTTCTCAAAGACTGTCTGAAAGACGCTTTATGTTGAGCCTCGTCACCTTCTGCATCAGGATCAATTGATGCGATTCTGTATGCTTCATAAACGCCATCAGCGCTTAGTGTTCCAGCATCTGCATCCATCTGAGCTAACACTGCATTCATAGATACTTGAGCTTCTTCCATGGCATCAACCATTTCATCTGCCAATTTCTTATGAGACAATGCACTTCTCATTACTCTTCGTAAAGATGCTTTATGTTGTGCATCAGTACCAGTTTCATCCCACTCAGTCTCAGCTACTGCCCATGTGGCTACATAGTCTGTATCCCAAGTAGTATTAGTATCAGCTGCAACTTTAGCGGCTGCACCGGCTACATTTGTTTCTAGTTCCGATATGTCATTTAAAAGTGTATCTGCAGCACGTTTGTGCTTCAATGCGCTTCGTAATGATCTGTTATCGCTTGCTTTATGTTGTGCCATAATTATCTCCTTAAGTCACTGCTCGAAGCAGTGTCACAACGTTATTAAAATAGTCCTAAAAAATAAGCACATGCGCCAGCAATGGCTACAAGTGCACCAGCAACTTTGCCGGCAATTATTAGTTTTTCTCTTATAGATCTTCTGAGCTTTACTGGCTCTTCAAGAACTATAATTCTTTTTTCATTATCTTTATGTAGATCTTCTAGTAAATCAGTCCTACGCATATGATCCGCCAACTGAGCATTTTGAATTTCATTTGTGGCTTCTATCTTAGTCAAACGCTCTGTGGTTGAAGTCTCTATCTTGGTGAGTTTTTCACCTGTTTCTTTATGTGATGCCCTGACTTCTTTTCTGAAACTAGTGTCTTCTTCTCGACCTGATTTCAATAAGTCATAGATCATGTCGAGTTTATCGCTCATTCTATGTCACTCCTACGTATAAGTGGCTTACTGTCTAGGTAAATTCTACCATATTCTAGGGTTAAACGAGTATAATCCTCATATGCAAGATAAGATAAATAAAAGGCTACAGGAACTAAGTGGGGAGCTTGAAAAGCTCATAGAAGAACGTGAAAAACGGATAGCCGAACTACGCACAATGGATGCTAGAATTAAAGAACTTTCTGTTGTTCTCATAGAACTCAAGAAGCTACTAGATCCTACTTAATAGTTTCGTTCTTTCCTTCGTCTTCTTCTATTGATTTCTCAAAGTGATCTTTTTCGAATAGCTCAACTATAAAGTTAGCTATTTTATATATAGGCTTTTTAAGACCATGATCATTTTTACCATCTCTAGACCATTTACCCATGCGAGAGCTTATAGTCTCATCAGGATCTCCGCCAAATATGGTATTCACCAATTGGTCAATTGATATTAAGATATTCCAAAAATATTGCTTCATTATACTTTTTTGCCCCATATAATGTTCGTATAGATGGTATCTTGAGTATTGTCGCCACACTGGGCTTCCATTCTTAAGTATAAACCTGAGTTTATAAATCCAAAAAATCCCATAGAATTTACATGAACTTTTCCATCTGGTTCGGCATAAAATCCTGCATTGGCTCCATCTTCAGTATATGATCCAACTTGAGTTCCAGCGCCATAACCTAAAATATTATCAACATCAATAACGTGAACTTTAAAATGGTCATCGGGATGATATGTTAAAAACCAAGCACTTCCACCTTCAACGTATCTGCCATCGCCACTACCAGCTGTTCCAGGTACTTTAATATCTAATTGAACAAAGCCAGATACATTAGAGGTAGCTTTACCACAAGCCATTTTAAGTGTTATATTAGATTTTTCTTTTTGAGTTAAAACCTCTTTAGCTATATCATCTTTAAGATAATTTATTGCATCAGATACATCTGTTATATCATTATTTCCAGAATCATCTTTAGCAACAAGTGCATCACCACTTCCAATATCAGTTAGAAGTGTTGAATCATTAGCCCAATTAGATTCTTCAGACGTTTGAATATTATAGTAAGTACTAGCTGCTACTTGTTGTCCTAGCCAAGTCTTACTACCTACAGTTGTATTTTTTATCCATTTAGCCATTTTTACACTCCATTTTGGGCTCCACCGCTATTATTTCCAATAGCACTAATAACTGACATTACTTCTCCAGAAATACCTGCAGGATTAATAATTCCTGTTCCAGTAACTTTTCTAGCAAAAATTGATATTCTATCACCTTGAGTTAAAGTTGATAACCCCGCTTCATCTGTGATGTAGGCCCATCGTTTATTTCTTATTGCCCAAGTATATTGTAAAGTTCCATTTATATAAATTTCTAAATCAATACTAGAATCATCGTTTTTATTCATATAAGAAATTCCTATAACACTTCCACTCCATAAAGCAACAAAGGGGGTAGCATCACTAGAATCAGAAGGATGGGCAATATTAACCCATTTATCAAAAGTTTGTCCAGTAGTGGTAAATTCAAAATCCTGCATTTTTCCAGAAACAGTTGTTTTAGCAAATTCAATAGCTTCTTGTGTTGAGAGGTCATCTGGAAATCCATTTGATCTTGCTGTATTCCCTTCAAATCTTTGACTCAAAGCTTCATCTGGTATTCTTAAAAATTTCAAACCAGCCGCTGCACTAAGATCACTAGTTCCATCATTTACAACTATATCTCCAGAGTTAATATCCGAAGTTAATTCAGTAATAGCTTCTGTGGTTGCCCAATAACCATAGTTAATTGGATCTATTAAGATTTGCCCTGATGCTACAATGGTAACACCTGTTTCATATATTTCTATGTCAGATACTGTAGTATTTTTAATTATCTTAGCCATTAAAATGACCCCTTAAGAACACAACCTACAACTGGATTTTTTGCACTTCCAGATTCTATTCTCATAGCTAATTCTTTGCCAGTTGTTAATGCTATACTAGCTATTGAGAAATCTCCAGTTCGTGTTGCTACTAAATTAACTGTAGTTAATAAAGTATAAGTAGTACCATCATGTTCATAAACTCCAACACCGACAGTTGTAACATTTTCAACTCTAACAAATATTTGCTCTAAAGTAGCACCAGTTAAAAATATTGCTCTACCGGATTTATTAGAGGGAACTGTATCATTTAGTAACCATGTATTTGATGGAATATTACCACTTGCTCCCCAAGTAAAACCAGGAGAAGCAGATGTGTCAACTTGATGACATAATTCTTCTATAACTTCTTGAACATTCTCTGATATGAATCCACAATCGGGATCATTGTCCGGGTCAAATGGTGTTTCGATTGCATGACGTTCGAATTCGTCTCTACCAGATCCAGACATTATGCCCTCTCAGCTAATATAACATTAACACTTGCACCTGTGTCTGAAAGCATATAAACCTCTTGCTTCTCTGAGGCCTCGTAACTTCTTATAACATCTTTATTATGCACAAAGCCATCGGTCAACATTGTTGCCGCACTAGGTACTGTACTGCCATCACCAAATAAGACTCTTATTTTGCCTTCTGGTTGTAAGGTGATAACCTTTCTCTCATCTAGAGCAGAGGCACCTATCTTGATCTCTTTGACAGTTACATTATCAACTGCGATAACACCCTGTGCTGATGGTCCGTCTAAAGGCTGTAACATGTATTACTCCTCAGATCCTTCAGCAGTTTCTTGTGCTTCAACTACTTTTAGAACCTCTAATATATTAGCATTTATCTTAGGTAAGATAGCTTGTTGCATATGAGCAAGTAATTTGAAGTATTGGACTAATTCTTTAGTTTTTACCTTAAATTCTGCATGATCAGCTACCATATTAAGAAAGTCTATAAACTTTTGTTTGTCATCTTCTGTAAATTTGTCTTTCATATTTAACCTCTATATACATAAAAAAAAGGGAGTATAATACCATTATACCCCCAAATTAACTAATATGTAAGTTATTGATTAACTAAGTTCTAAAGTTCTAATCTGTTGACTTGTATCGGCACTTACCCACTCAATATCTACAGCAGCTCCAGCTCTCATTTCCATGTATGAACCAGGAGAAAGAGGGAATCCGTTAGCATCACTTACACCAGTAGCTCCGATATAAGCTTTCTTATTGCCAAAGTTGTAAATCCACAAGTACTTTCTAGAAGCAAGTGGGGAAGCAACAACATCTTCAGCTGTATTGGCAACACTCATAAAGTTAGCAGCGTTGGCGATTGCAGTATTTGCAAGAGCAGCATCGTTTGTATTAAACGAAGTGTCAGTAGCTAATGCAACACGTAATGTCTGAGCAGTAGTTACACCTGATCCAAAATCAGCAGCACCAGTAGCATTACCAATTTGAGCAGCAGTTCTAAGAGTATTAGCACCAACAGCACCGTAGTTATGATCTTCTGAAAGACCTACAGTCCAAGTTCCTGATTGAGTAGCAGCAATAGTACCATCAACAGTGATTGAACCACCGTTGTCATCAATAGACCAAGGAGAGTCACTTCCTTGAACAACAGCAATCTCAGTGTTTGAAATATGTACATCAAGAGCTATATCACTATTTTCAGAAGTACTAGTGAAGAATGCAGTTCCGTCACCTAATCTTATTGAATCTTGAGTGTGAAGAAGATCTCTAATATCTAAATCAGTTGCACTAACCACCCAAGGACTAGTTCCTTGATAAACAGTGATCTCATCAGCTTGTGTGATATTGACGTCGATTGGATTAACCATCCAAACATCAAGAGCACGTTTTTTGACTTCTTGCTCAGTTAATGTGTGGGTACCACCGCCAGCAGCAGCAGTAATATCAACAGCTACTCCTTCCTCAGAATCTTTAGCAGAAGCAGCAAGCTTGAAATTATCAGCATCAACTCTAATTACATAGTAATCAGTAGCTAAAGCTAAACCAGCAGGTAAAGTGCCTGTTGATGTCAATTGAATAACATCACCATCTAGTAAACCATGCGCTGTTTCATTGATAGTATCAGTTCCAACAGTTACATCACCATCAACAAAGTCAAAAGCAACATCACCAGCCTCAACTGGACTATGGTGCGTTATTAATGCACCAGCATCACCTGAGCGTACATAAGCACCTACACTATCAGTATCGTTGATTGTATCAACATCTGTAGTATCAAAAATTAAATGATCTTTCATTAAAACATCTCCCTATATACTTGTATTAACATTAATATTCTACCATATATGTAAGTTAAACTTACTCCCAATACTGTATTTGAACTGTTTGATTAGACTTAGTTAACCTATAATATATAGTAACACCAGCAGTCAAATCTAAATCTTGATCTTCATAATATGAACCAGCACTAACATCCCAATAGTCTGTGGCAGTATCGCCAGTGGCCCAAGCAATACGAGCCTTTGCACCACCGGCTTCTACTCTAAATTTAAAACGTCTTGTTGCTGTTGTAAACGTATAGGAATATTCGGTATTAGCAAGTGGCACTGATATACGTATGGCCTTAGGAACACTGACTAATGTACCTGCAACCTCAACAGGTAAAGGGTTTAATGTTGTAAACGGATCTCCATTTTCATCACGTACATTAACATCTTGGCCGCCAGGTGGAACTACAATTGTTGCGTCTACAGGTAAAGGATTTTCTGCACAGTAACTTCTTCCAAGCCAATCAACAAGATGTGATCTGACAGCCACAGTAGGCTCTTCTTCATACACTTGACGCCAAATCTCATACAAATCAATGGTTGGACGTTTGTTGTTGTGGTGATCATCTGGGAGACCTATCATTGCATTGTCTGCAACTATCAGTGCTGATACATCTAAACCCTTATATATAGGAGTATTTACTTCACCAACTTTTATAATGGTTTCTGAAAGAATTGCTTTGATTTTTACTTTATAAGGGGCAACAGTATCAGATACTAATGTGACACACATACCAACTTTCCAACAGAAAGTATCAGCAACTGTAATTGTGCCATCTGTCAACCCATCTGCTGTAAAAAGCTGTGGAGAGATAGCATAATAACGCTTTTCTGTGATGCGAGTTTCATCGCATTTAGCCATACATAATCCTATACCTTAAGTCAAATCACCTGCTGATTTAACTGTAATATGTATATTATATCATATTAATTGCTATTTGGATCAGTGAACATATTGCGTTTGATGCGTTCTTCTTCAGTGAGAGAGTCATTAAAGGATTCACCACTTGCCCACTCGGCATCTTTTTGGTCTTCTGGGATAATGGGAGCTTCTAGTGCTTTAATTAAGTTACCCTGCTTATTCTGCCAATCATCTTCGGCTTTCTTGGCCATTTCTTCAGTCACAACTAAATGTCCAAACATTTGCTCATCGGTAGGTTGTTGGGGAGCACCCTTGAGAATATAGCCGGCTATTTCTTCATTGGTAGGTTTTCTAGGAATCTCGCCTTTAACTAGTACTGGCTTAGATTTATTAAGTGGATCAACACCTTGTTTACCACCACCGTGTTTATCAGCTGCCCATAGAGCAGTAGGCTCATGGGTGTATTCTTCATCGGACTTCTTTAACTCATCCCAATTTAGCTCACCCGCTTTAGCCATCTTTCCTCTTCACTAGTTTTAGTTTAGGTCTTTTCCTACGCTTCATATCTTTATACCAAGCATAGGAAAGGAAAAGAATAGATCCGATAACTAGAAGGATATAAGCACAAGCAAATACTGTTGCGGCAACTTCTGCCATTACTTTACCTTTTCCTTAGGTGCAGCTGCTTTTTCTTTAACAGCTTGAGCTTTTTCTTTCTTACGAACGTCAGCATCCACCATCATCTGTTTCATCTTTAGTTCAGCTTGTTGTTTTTTAATCTCTAGATCCAATTCCATTTCTCGCTTAGCTTTTTCATATTCTAAGTCCATCATACGTTTTTGATGTTCAGTATCATCAAACTTATCGCCAGGAATGTCTTTCTTGGCTCTTTCTAGTTCAATTTCTCTAAGCCTTTTCTTATGATCAGTTTCATCATTGGCTTCAGCATCCATTTGTGCTTTAGCATACTCGACATCTTTCATGCGCTTAGTATGTTCTCTTTCTAATTCGAGAAGTGATTTCTTATGGTCAGCATCATATTGATTTATTCTTTCAGCATGGCCATTCTTAAGAGAACCTTCCATTTGCTTAATCTCAGCTTCTAATTGTTGAAGTGATAATTCACCTTCACGCTTAGCATGCTCTGTTTGCGATTTAGCTTGCTTCAATTCATCAACATCAGGGAAGTGATGTCCGTGAACTGTATGTGCAATTTCTTCCTGAGAATAGCCAAGTTGATCCATCATTTCTTCTAATGACTCTTCATCTGCATCTGCAGTACCGTCGTTGTCTTGGTCTTCTTCACTATCTTCGTCTTCTTCATTTTCAAAATCATTTTCAGAAGCTTCAGAATCATCGGATTCTGCTTCTTCTTCTCCACCCTCAATACCAGATAGCATTTGATGTAACTCATCATCACTAAGATCTTCACCAGTTTGTTGATCTTGCCCATCGGATTGTAGATCACCTTCTGGCGGAGTTTCTTGCTCTTCTTCTTCAGGTGTAAGGGCTTCATCAATGCTCATAAAAGCATCTTCAGCCATTGCTTTTTTAAGTTTCTTCCAGCGATTTCTAACTTTCTCATCGTATTCTTGCTGTGCAATATATTGCGAATTAGCTGCTCTACCGGCATCATCTTCTTTATCTAATTCTTCTTTGCCGTAATCTAATTCTTTCTTACCATCAGCTTCTTCATCTATGCGTAGTTCTTCTTTTTCTATTGTCTTTAATTTCTTATAGTAGTTTTTGTCTTCGGTTAAATGATCCATTGCAATTTCTGTTGCAATATTTTTATCAGAAGTATGTTCCATCTCAACAAGAATGCCTTCTTCTAAACTCTTTGGATCAAAATCTCTAGGATCTGCGTTGTCGGCTAGTCCACCAGGAATCTTATCTTCTTTTTGCATGTTCTTTATATATTTCTCATAATGAGGTCTAGTTTTAGGTGGTTTAGGATCATTAAGGCCAGACCAATCTTGTGGAGCTTTAGGCTTACGAGCCCTATTTCTCTCATTTCGCTCTTTATATTTATTTACATCTTCGTTAGACATATTGACCTTCTCCTTAAAAGAAATCTATCTGGAAAGAACGTTGGTAATAACCTTTAATAGCTATCTTTTGTTTATCTATGATCTCACCAAGATCTTTAATCCTGTTAACTAAGAATTGAGGTCCTGGAGTACCAACACTTTGGCTTACACCATCCATAGAAACACCCACAGAAGTATGCGGAAATATTAATGGTCCAATAAAAGACAATAGCTTCCAAGCTGCCATGTTTTCAATAAGTTCAATCATTGCTGTAGGAACTTTATCTTCTTCAAATCCTGCTTGGTATTTTACTCGAACACCACCAGGAAAGTTATGTAAGCCCATTGCTCTTAGAGCATGGAACTGAGTTCCAGAAAATGCAGACAATAAGAAACCAGATAGACTTGTTCCAAAAGCGGGCACTAGTTGTATTACACCCTCTTGAGGCATAACGTGTACATATTCCAATGGAAAATCAACAAAAGCGTTATCTTCAGTAGATGCACCGTTCGAGAAAGACAATTGTATTTTCTCTACGGCGATTATATTTGGGTGATTCAACTTTAAATAGTTATAACTCCAAGTAAACTCATGTCTACTATAATCATGTTTCTCTTCAAATGTAACAGGCGTAATGTACATATCCAACTCATGTTCAATTTCAGAGATTGCAGAGTTAATATAATGAGTCAATGTTTCATCGTCAATCACTTCGCCAGTTAATGCAGATTTCAAAGGAATTCCGAATAAGGCACGCTTTCTCATTTCTTGAGGTGTAGGCAATGGACCATATCTCTCAAACTTATGAGTTACATCTTCTCCATCTTTAGCCCAAACTGGAAATATTCCAGTTCTGTCTGTTTTACTCTTTGCCATTATTGATCCCCTCCAGGTTTCTTAACTTTAAATCTATCACCATACTGTGCTTGTATTTCTTCAGGTGAAAGGGTTCTAACCGCACCGGGTTGTTGCTCCTTGGGAACTCTATTACGTGTTGGCATGGCATCATGTCTTTCTTGTGCCTCAGGATTTCGTCCCAATTTTGCGGCTAATTTTTGTTTCAACTGTGCAACAAATTCAGGGTTTTGTTCTCTAAATATTGCGTTTGGATCTTTAACTGTTCCAGCTTCGTATCCACTTTCACCTTTAGCTCCACCAACCATTTGTGCAGCAGTTTGCATAGAATTATCTATATCACTTCCACCGCTTGCTTGAGTGCTAAATTCACCAGCAGAACTTTCTCCACTAGATGCTCCACCTTGAATTAAATTCAATCGACCTTCATCTAATTTTTCACCACGAGCCTGTTTTGCTTCATCAAAAGCTTTTCCAGATTCTGCAGAGCCTACCATTTGTTCTTTGGCTTCAGGATTTTGCTTATGCCAATCATCTTGCCACTTTGACACTGCTTCGTCATACTCATTTGGATGCAAGTCTTGCTCATCTAGTTTTCCTAAAAAATCTTTATATTCTTTATCATAATCCCCATATGCTTCTTCGTGTGCTTTATTTGCCTTATGTGTTGCATACTTCTGTGGATTAATACCAGGATCTGCTGTTTCACCCTCTAAATTAGCTGCACGCTGCTTATATTTTAAAGCATGTTCTTTCATAACACCCAACATCTTTTCTGAAGGTTGAGATGGATTAACGCGATGTTCTAGTGCAGATGTGAAATCTTTAGGTGCATCATGGGCATTAGCAAATCTTTCTGCTTCTCTATGTGACCAACCATCTTTCATATGCTCTTCAATTTTAGCCTGTTGCTCTGGTGTATAATCTTCTTTGGGTTGCCAATCTCTATATCCAGACTTGGAAGTCTTTTTCTTTTTGTCTTCAGCCTTTTCTAAGGTCTCAGAACCGTCAAGATTGATTGCATCGAAAAAACGATCTTGGATACCTAAAAATACATCAGGATTCTCTTTGAGGTAATCCTCATGTTCTTTAAGCATGCTAGAAATGGATTTCAATAATTCTTCGTTAGTCATTATTTCTTCCCCATTTGTCTGATACGTTCAAGTCTAGCCTTAAGATCTGTAGGTGCAACACTTGTATTTTCTACTGGTGCCTTGCTAGTATCTAAACCCTCAACATCTTTATGAACAGCATCTGCCTTGTTAGAACCTCTGTTAGCATAGTCTTCTTTAGACATATTTGCTAACTTAGCTCTGTATTGAGCTTTGCCACCTTCAGAGTCATTATGAAATTTCTCTCTGGCTTCTAAGTATTTAGATTTCTTTTCAGAATTATGTGAACTAGGTGACTCATTGTAGTGCTGGAATATTGGATGAGAATCAAAAGGATGAGAAGAATTACTAGAAGGATCCTCAACTGAATCAATGTCTAGATATTTACCATTTACTTTTATTTCTTCCAAAGGATAAGCTTTATTGTGTCCATGTCTTGATACTTCATCTTTATAAGACTCATGTGGAGCTTGACGCAACCAATCATAGTTTATGTTTGATCCGTGTCTTTTCCACCCTTGAGTATCAGTTTTAAATTTACCAGCGTCATTTTTGTTTGTATAAGCACTGCGTTCCCAAGGTTTTGGATCAACAGCTTCGATCTTTAATCTGCCGCCAGTATGATCAGTAACACCGTCTTTAGTTATCTTATCTGCTAGATGCATTGTCTTAAAAATTTGACGCATATGATCATCGGCAACTTTATTGTTACCAGATTCTAATGCTGCTTTATAATGAGAAGCATGATGTGATAATGCATCATGGATCATTCCTGATTTAAAGTTATTCATATTAGTGGCGAAATCTTTAACTGACGCATTGGGATTTTTCTTAGAATAAGATGCTGCCATCTTTTCTAAAGATTCAACAACGTGATCTAGCAAGTAATCATCTCTCATGTATTTAATAAGGAGTTGTAGATTTTCGTTGTCTACGGACTTTTTTAAAAGCAACTCCTTAAAGTTATCTAACTTCATGGCTGCTCCTTAAAGTCGCAATAGTTCCTTGCGAGTTGGGTTTACACTTGTTTTAATATAATCTTCTGCACATAGAACATAGTGTTCGCCAGTAGCTAATAGTAAGCCTGGATCTGCAGCAGCATCTGCTGTTAAAACTGATGCGCTGTCACTTGCAAATGTTACATAAGTTGTAGCACCAACAATTAGGCGTACAATGTTACCAGCTCCAACTTCAACCCAACCAGCCGACATATCAGCGACTATAACCTCACCTGGGTATTTAACGGCTTGTAGTGCTTCACATGCTCGAGAAGCATTGTTTGTTAGTCTTTTATTAAAACTAGATTTTTGATGACTCATTATAGCTATCCTCTATGGTTAAAGTTCCATAGAGACATTATACCACGCTAACAGATGAGTTGATCTGTCTGTTAGGCCTTATATTTGCCATCGATAGCATTTATGAGTTGACGCTGACCGTTAGGGTACACGAGACAGGAAGTGTTAAGCCAAGAGCTGGGCCCGATATTGTAACCGAGTTTGAGCACTGAAGAAGTTCCAACTTGCCAAGCACCTCTAATAATTTCAGGAGAGTGTGAATGTCCTGATACTGAATTTCCGTAAGCAAATTCCATTGACTTGAGTCCGCCCCTGGAGCCATTAGCACCTTTATCACCGTGCGCCCCAAGCTGTATACCTGCAATCCTGAGGTCTTCATCCCTAACGAGCCATTGAACTTTACTATGTAAGCTGGGGTCCAGTTCGCCGATTTCTTCAACTCCATACTTGAGAGGGTCTTTGTTGGAAGAAACATATTCAAGTGCAAGCTGTAAAAAAGTCTTGTAATTATATGGGTCGTTCTTAAAATCACCCTTTTGTAAAAACCTTTGAAGGAACTCATCATGGTTAGATTTTACCACAATGACCTTGTCAGTCCACGTGCATAGTTCTTTTAAGTCATTTGCTACTAGTTTCAGCTCATCTGATAAGTTCAAATGACCCTTCATTGCTCGCTTTGCTTTAGAATCAACATTCATTTCTTCATGGTGATTGATAGATCTACCATCAAACAAATCATGCATAATTAACATTTTTGGTTTCAATTTATTGCTGATTGTTTTCCAGACATCTTTAGACATTGGACATGTTGAACCAGAATGCCAATCACCTAAGACAAATGCTTCTGGTTGAATGTCCTTTGTTTCCTTACCATCATAGCGTACACCAAGATCTATAAAACGACCTTTGCCATCGCATTGAAATTGTCTAAAATGATATTCATCCGAATCACCTATCTCAATTATTAGTCCACCCATGACGTGATCATGTTCTGCGATGTGAGCAGTTTTGTTAGACATATAGCTACTTGACGTGTAATCTGATACTGTGATCGCACCAGTGGTCATCAAAAAATGAGGTGGTTTTGTATTTGAAACAGGACTTGATTTGAGTCTTTGCTTTGGTGATGCAAAAATAAAACTTCCATCACGTTGACCCAGTCTTCCTAATCCCGTAATAGGATCAATTGCTTTTGCAGACAATTTAATTGTAGACAGGAAAATATTAGAATTCAAATGAGTATCTTCAATTACTATTGCTTCATTTAATAAACGCTTGTCAATTCTACCCAATGATCCTTTGTCAAGATTTGAAGCAGGATCAGAAGCAACTAATACTAGAAGTTCAGCTTTATTTAAAGTGCAATATTGTTTTATAGACTTATACATTCCAGTATCTAGTTCACAACCAGTAACTGCTGTTGTAACAATAAATCTTTTATTGTTTTTTACAGCATCTCGCAATTTATCTAATTGCTGTTCTGTCATAATATCTTCTATATACACATCTAGGAAGCATTTGGGAAATTTCTCTCTCGCCTCTGCATCGATCTTAGATAATGATCCCCAATGATGAGAGAGCATGTCCTTGGTGTATTCTGTACTGGATGTTAGATCATCTACACTAAGATCTTTACGTAATTTCTTACGCAGATTAGCATAGTCTCTAAGCATGTTCTTTTTCTTCTGAGAGTCTTCTTTTGCTTTTATTTTTTCAGACTTTTTAGTATCTATAGGTTCCTCTACAGGTTTGTCTATAGGTTTTATGTCTTCTTTTTTATCATCGTTCATTTATAATCCGTTTGTTAGGTACCAAGTTATAACAGCCTTAACTGAAATTCCTAATACCGTTAATAAGATCACTCCGACCAATCCAAGAATGAAATACATGAATGTTTTGTACCATGGTTCTTTTTGTTCTGGCAAATTACAGTTCCTTGTCAATGTAGCGTTGTATATACCAAATAGCTTTTTCTAAGTCTTGTTTGGTTTTACGAGGATCTTTCTTACCAGCTCTTGCTATGTATTTAATAGTATTAGCTAGTCTAAAGTCTAACTTCCAATCTTCAATAACATCAATGGGTTGAATCTTACCTTGGTTGTAGTGCTTTGGCCATTCTATTTCATCAAATGATGTATCTGCTAAACAGACATTACAACCTAGATCAGCACACTCTGATCTTACTTTAGCAAGAGTTTGAGGATCTGTTGAGTCTATGACATCTTGTAAGCAATATCTTTCTTTTATGTCTGTATCGTCTATAGAAGGAAAGTGTCTTATTTCACTTTCTTGTTCAGCCATTGCTGCATTATCAAAACAACATTTTGCGCATTGTGGTTCATCACCCTGCATGTAACCAGTAACTGTATTACAGTCTTCGCATACGTGCTCTAACCACACTATATCTTCTTTTGTATCTGGTACATTTGACAATTCAATCTCCGATGGTTTCGTATTCATATTAGATACATATATTATACGAGATTTATAATTGTGAACGTCGAACATAAAAAAAAAGACCAGCCGAAGCTAGTCTTTTTACTTTTTGAATATTAATCTTAAAGCTTATTTGCCTAAGTTTTTAAACAAGCAGTTGAAGCGAGGAGCGTATACAAACAATGCACCGTAAAGAACAACAGCGAATTCAAGAGCAGTGCTCACGATTGCGAAGTTGATTTTAGAAAGAGGTGAAAGTTGTTTGAAGCGCATTACTTCTGAACTCATGTCAAGCAAGAATGCTTCACCAAGACCAGGAGCTTTCGCACCAGAATCAACGATTGTAGCAGAAACTTTGTAGTTTCCAATGAACTTCTCAGTTCCTACAGCACCACCAGCAGCAGAGCGATATACTTTGATATGCTTTGTTCCAGCAGGAGTGTTTGCAAGAGCTAATGACATTGCTTGACCAGCAGTAACGGTCAAACCAGCACCAGAAGCTTGGATTGGAGAAGATTCGCCAGTATCGTTAACATAGCTAACTTTTACTTGATAAGAACCAGCAGCTAAACCATCAGTAGAAGCCGAAGGGTTTGCAACCGCAGTTGCTACAGCAGCTGCTGCACCTACTACAGGAGATCCTTGGATTCCAGTGTTTCTAGCTTGACCACGAGGGCGCAAGAAAAGATTTGGTTTAAACTCAATGTTACCTGCAGATGTTACCATCTTGTTAACATCATAACCAACGCTTTGACCTTGAAGACCAGGCGCAGATCTGAATTGCGGATAAAATTGTTTTACAAAAGAACTAAGAGCTAGAGGCTCAATGTGTAGATCAGTTGGAGCACCGAAGTTTTCCAAAGCGATCACAGTTAGATCTTCAAGGTCATCTTGAGCAAGAACAGCACCCTTAAGATCTGAAGCAATCGAGCGAACTTCGCCGTATCCTTCAAAGTCTCTAGACTTTTGTTGTGCATCATCGTCACCTTTGATAAGTTGTTGTAATAGACCGTTCATTGCAATGGAATTAGCAGGAAGATCAGAAAGACCACCTGATTGATCGCCAGTAGCAACGTTAGTAAAGTGGGCATGTCCCCAATACATTTCACGCTCAACGTTCTTCAAAAGGTGCATAGTACCTTCTTTAGCTTGTTGTGCAACGATATCGCCTACAGTTGTGCGAACAAGAGTCATTTGGTGCGATACTTTTCGACGAGTACCGAAGAAAACAATTCTTTGTCCGTCTCTGATATAAGTGCTATCTTCTTCTTGAGGAGCACCACCTTCACCAATATAAGGTGAAGAATCAGAACCGTAACCGATTAAACGGTTGTATTGTTCGAATAGGTTATAGGCTTTATCTACCGAAATAGAAGGCCACATTTTTAAATTCTTCATGTCAAAAGTGATTGACTTAAGTGTAGACTCAAGACTTTCAGCTTGTAACACACCGCCATAAGTAAGGTCGGTTGGTTTACCAGCGCCACCGTATCCGGCGGTAATGGCTTTATTCAAAGCCTGAACTTCTTCAGGAGACACAATGCCCTGCTCCAGCCCTTGATTGATTTGGTTAACAGTTTCGTTTCTCATTATCTTACATCTCCTTTAGATTTGAGTCCGTATTTATTTGCAATTTCCATAACAGTTGATGGATCATTAGACGTTTCTACAGTAAAAATATCTGCAGAATCTACTTGCTCACCTGATTTCTTAAGTTCGAACAATGTATTAGCTACATCAGCCTTATTAAGAGGTTCAACTTCATCAGTAGATTTTTGTAACGCAGTAATTCCAGCAGGAACACCTTTGCGTGCAGCAGGCTTATCAGCTAATGCTTCAATTGCCTCTTGCATTTTAGCAAGTGTTTCTGAAAAAGAACTGAATTTTTCGTCCACATAAGATTTCATTAAAGTTTCAGAAGCTTCTAAAGATTTTTTCATCTCTTTGTCGTCTTTCTTATCTTTCTTGTCTTTCTTATCTTTGTCGTCTTCGTCTTCATCTTCATCGTCTGCTTTAGATACAGTTGGTGCTTGTGCGAATTTACCAGCGTCTTCGTCAGCTTTTTCGTTCTCACCCTTACTTACAGTAGGAGCTTGAGCAAATTTGCCAGCGTCTTCATCAGCTTTTTCGTTTTCGCCTTTATCTATATCTTCTTTTTTCTTCTTTTTATCTTCGTCGTCTTCATCTTCGTCATCATCAGCTTTCTTAGCATCAAGTTCACCGTTTTTTGACTTTCCAGCCATGCCAGCATCACTATCACCAAGAGATACTTCTGAAGCCGCAAATTTGGACTTCTTGATCTCTTCGATCTCTTCTAGGGTTTCGTCAATTAGAGAGGTCAGAGATTTTATCATTTCTTCATTTGTAATGTCCATGATAACTCCTTTATAAGTTAGTTCTCTAATTATTGGCCCATACCTAAAAGATCAGCGTGACCTTCTAATTCACCAGAGGGAAGAACAATGTTGTTCGCCATTCCAGAAACTACTCGCAAAACTCGATATTCATCAAGAGTTGAAGGGTCAGTATCAATGTTAATTTTTCCAGGGTTCGCGATGCCAATTCCTAAAAAAGGACTTGCACTATCATCAATTCCACCTTGGGGGGAATCTATTACTGCATCAACGTATGAAATTTCCATACCAGCAGCGGTTAGTAACTCGGCGCTATTTCGTGTAACAGCGATGTCTAGTTGACGACAGTTACGTTCGATTTTATCGAGTATTTGGACTTTATTTGCCATTTGTTTTCTCCTTTACGAGTTTTCGTACGATTTGAAAAGGTTTTCAGTGTATATCCTATCAGATTTGAAGGTTAAATAGGGGCCCGCCCTTACTTACCCAGCTTAAGTCTCCAAGTTGTAGCATCCGATACAACTGAAGGATTGATTCTTCTATAGTTACCAAGGTGACCGACTAGTAAATGACAGTTAATACCGTACTTTTTACTTTCACATAGACTCATTAGGTTATTTGAATCCAACTCTAGATCTGGAGCTAGATTATAAGGAATAATATGGTGTACTTCTACAGATTTAGAGGAATCACAGATAAAACACCTAGGATTCTTTTCTAGGTGAGCTAATCGAATTTTACGCCAACTAGTGTTGCGTTTATCGCCTGGCTCTGCTTTACCTGTTATTCTATCTCTAAGATACTGGAAGAAATCTAAAATCATTATAGGTATTTATCAAGTTTGCTTAGGGAAAAATTCTTGCCACATTCTCGGCATTTAACCTGATGCTTCATATAGACCTGCTCGTGGCCACAATCATCACAAGATATATAGTTCATACCAGTCATGTCGTTTTTGGATGTTCTACCATCATCTAGTGATTCCGATTGAATCACGCCTCCGCCAGTGTTATCCATTGGGGATCCAGCTCCACCATATCCAGCAGTTAAAGCTTTAATAAGACTATCTTTTATTGATTTATTCATGCTTTCTTTGATCTTTTGAACAGCTGCTGCAGCTTTTTCTGGACCATGAGATACCGAAAGTTGACTATATATATTGTTTAAATGTGCTGGGTCTTTGGCAGCTTTCATAGCGTGCCTACCGATAACAACGTTGGCTTTCTGTTGAACTCCAGATATAGGTTTATTAACGTCTTGATTTAGGACAGGGGAAGGTTTTGTTGTATTAGATGTACTAGTATCAGCAGCTCGCTCTTTCATTCTATTCATTTCTCTATTATTTGTTATTTGTGCTTTTTGTTTAGTTGACACTGCTTCGTCAGTTTTAACTTGAAAAGCACTGGGTGTCACGTCATCTATGATGTCTGGAGCATGTACCGAGCGTGGTGTATTTATAGCTTTAACTAGACCACTTATCTTCTCTATATTACTAGATATCTTATGCATTACGGCCTGCTTCATTATAGCTTCGGGAGTAGATTCTTTAACTTCTATATCAACACCTATATGTTTGGCTAGTTCTTGTATTTTCTGAATATTCTCGTATATTGTATTGGCAGATGCATGTCTCTCAATGTGCCTAAAAGAAGGAATATTGGTTTGAGCTAGATGCATTACTGACTTGATTAGTTGCTTATCTGCTTCCCAGTCATTATTTGACTTATCTAAGTTGAGTGGTTCAACTAGAGTAGCATTATTTGCTGGTGTGAATGTCAGCGCGACGGAGTGTATTTTGGTTCTTGCTAAACGAGTTTGATCCTTTATGCCCCGAGCAACAACTCCACCCTCGACAGAGGCTTTCATTGCTAGAGGAGCGTCTTCTCTGTGGATATTTCGCATGATGGCAGCAGCCGCTTTGGCATTAGGGTGATCTTCATCGTTATATAGTTTACCACGTACATAGATATATGGAGCTTTTATCTTTTCCCAGTAGTATTTCTGTCGGTCTGTTTCACAGTCTTCGGCTTTGAAGATCTTCTTGGCCTCTGTGATTCGCCCTACAGAATTGAAAAATCCTTTTCCGTGATTGTCGTTGAAACGACCTCGGCCGGCTTCTAGATCAGAAATATCTGCACCCTCAACGCTTAGAGTCTCACCTTGAGTATCTTTAAGCTCAGAACCTGCGCACATATCTATTTCTAGTGATTTATTTTTAGCCATAGTAGCTCCTATGGCATATATTATACTACAAAACTAGCTTATACTTTAAAGGAAGATCCACAACTACAGGTCTGAGTTGCATTGGGGTTGATAAATTTGAAGCCAGAACCGTTCAAACCACCCTCGTAATCAAGAGTCATGCCTATAAGGTATAGATAGCTCTTATTATCAATTATTACTTTTACATTGTCTGCTTCGAGAACTTTGTCATTTTCGTTGGTCTGATCTGTGAAGTCCATTTTATAGTTGAAGCCAGAGCATCCACCTACATTAATAGCTATACGTAACATGTATTCAGAGGAAAGATTTTCCTCTTCCCGTGATTTTACTATCTGCTTTAATGCGTTTTCAGTTACATTTATCATCTTGGCCTGCCTACTATTTTCAATAAGCATCGTTTGTTGAAAATAATAGATGTACAAGGATACAATGTAAGTCCTTTAGTTAGAATAGTGTGATCATCCATGTGTTGTGTACCGATATAAATATTTCTATTGCTATTATTTTGAATATAAACTTCATCATTGAATTTCATAGCCACAACTGAACATGGGTCAAAATCATTAGATGATACAAATAGAGGTTCAAAATGTTGATCAACTGGATACCCTAATCGACTAAGTGTATTTAATAAATTTAAAGTTACCTCAATCATGATATATCTTTCTTTTTGCCATTATAAAGTGCTTCGCTTAAATCCTTAAATGCTTGTGGTGATATATATAGTTTATCTGGTCGACCAAAATTATTTAATGCAGCATTAAACACTGAATCAAACATATTAGGTTTATACAGTTTCAATCTTTCGAGCGTATCTAATAGTCCTTGTGTATATTCGTCTATCGTTGAAAAATCACCCATCTTCCCTCCAAAAATAATCAAATATGGCATTCTTAATAAGTTCTATCATCTTACTTTTTTTCATCTGCAATTGCCTTTGACATTGTTAAAAACACTGATCCCTTATTAATATCCCCAAGTGGTGTACTTAATAAATATCTAATAGAATCACCAATATGATCGCCCATTAAGAAAGCAAAAGATTTAGGTGCAAGATTCAATCTCATAAATGTCATATGTAATCTATCTCTAACAGCTATATCTTTTTCTGTCATATAGCCTCATTTCTGTCATATTTTTCAAAATTAGGTTTGATGTTTTCGTGTTCTAGTTTTATAAGATACAATTCCATACACATAGCATCTAACATATCATAATTCAATGTTTGTACAGTTGCTTCTGGTTTAAAAGCCAAGACAAGTTCAACACTAGCATCAGCACAGCCACTTATATAACCTGAATACTTAAGATAAGTATGAGGTTGTGGAGTTGTTGCACACGCTGATAAACCCAACATTAATAATACACTAATCCACTTCATTGTCCATATCCTTTACAATCTTAAATTCCTTAATTTTATTTAATGCTTCTTTTTCAACTGATTTAACCGTATCAACAGATACATTGTTCATATGAGCTATTTCTTTATCAGAAGGCGGTGTATGTAAATAGTCTTTTGTATACTTAAAAAAACAGTAGTTAGACATCTGGTGATTGACAGCCCAAGGACAACCGGGAAGCTTATTCTCTTCCACCTCTGTTAACTCTTTACTGCTATTGCGAAGAGCTTTCAATCTCATAACAGCTAACGGACAATAGTCACAAGGAAGCTCTTCTAGCTTTCTTGGACATCGCTTATCCATTTCGTTATCCTCTTTGCTCATCCAATATCTCCATGATCCTTTGAACTCGGTCAATATCTGCACCATTGACTTCATAATATGGCATATTATATTTATTTAGGAAGTTAAGGGTTCTTTTATCAACATCTAAAGCTTCATCTTCAGATTGATAGCGTCCTCTAGCATCATATGGCTTATTTCTACCCAATAATATATTGATGTGTTTAACACCTTCATCACTTGCCTTATTGAGAAACTTAATTGCTGCTTCTTCAATTATAGAATCGCCATGATAAAATACTTCATATATAGGAGCTAAAAGAATAGGTGAGTCGGTAACTATATAATCAACCTTACCATATAGCGTATGCTCTAGCTTACACTGTTCTCCGAATATATTAACTTGATCAAATTGGCCTATTTTAGTACCTTGCCAAGCTAAAACCTTAACATATTCCCTAACAAGCTCAACGTTCATACCAGCCAGCTTCATATTGTAATAAAGACCAGCGGCCGTGGTAGATTTACCTATTCCACTGCCGCCCAGCATATTTACGACTACAGTCATTGTGCCTATTATCCTTCTTGGTTGTTTTCTTCTAAACTTTCCTCAACTTCTTTCTTTAATCGTAGGCCTATGATATCAATAACATGCTTGGTTCCTTGAATATCAGTTTCAATTTTATCGCCAACCGCACTACCTAGCAATTTCTCTCTTAGATCTGGAGTATTACACTCCGCCATTGCAAATTTTGATCGAAAAATACCTTGATCTTCATCTGTATCAGGAGTAGATGAAGAGATAATAACAATGCTATCTTCATTTATAAGACCAGCTGGATCAACTTCATATCCTTTAGCTAAATCTTCTTTAGCAGAGGCTTTTTCGAAATCAGCTAATTTAAACTCTTCAGCTTTAGCGTTAACCGCTTCTTTATCGAAAGAACCAAGTTCTAACATGGCTAGAGTTCGATATTGGAAATCGTTACTCATTCCCATGACTCCACCAACATCTTGCTGTAATGCAGAAACCTGATTAGTAAGATGTTTTACCATCATTTGTGACATTTGTAATGCCATTTGCGAATTCTGAACTGCAACCTCAAGTTCCTTAAGGCGCTGCTTTGTTGGTTTCGCAGCTGCTTGTCTCATTCCCTTCATTATTTATCTCCTTGTAATGACTGTATTGATTTCATTATACGTGTAATTTCTTCTGTACTGTCGCAACCTATAACATCATCTGTTATTGGAGTGCTATAGCATATATTTGAATTTTTTTCATCACCCTTCAATACCGCAGCTTCATATTTACCATAAGCGCCATTACCCTGAACAACAGATACTCCATATCCATTATTAAAGAATAATCTTGCTTGAGTAGAGAAACCACCAAACAAAGCACCAGCCATACTGTCGGCATGTGGGTGTTTTTGAAAGTTTAGATCATTAAATGTCTTCATATTTACTCCTTAAATTGTCTTTCTGGCATCCAGTGTGTTGCTTCTTGATCGTCATAATACCAATCTGGTTTTGTAAGTACTGCGTCTACATATTTTTCTAAGGATAAAGCTCGTATTACTGCATTCGCCCAATCAACTCCACCCTTAGACCAAATAATAACGATGTGTCCCGCATGTGAGTGATCCTTCAAAGCCTTAACATTTGCCCAAATGGCCTTTTTATAGAAAATATGGCCATTATTGACCACTTTTACGGCATTTTCATCACTTTTATTGCAAGATTGCCACTCTAATAGAGTATCATCTACATCGAAATAGGCGGTTCTTCCGGACCTACAGGAAAACATATTCATCCCATTTTCTCTTTTATTCGCTGAGCATAGATCTTTAAGATCTGTACTTCATCTTCTGTGAAAGTTTTTTCACTCTTTTTCTCAAATAGTCGTTCTAATTGATCTTCTAAAAATCCCCGAATATCTTTTTCAATGTTGTTATAAACGCTGTCTTTCTTTTTAAGGATTTTGCTTCCGAGTATAGCTCGGATAGCATTTGCCCGTGATAACCGCTCTTCCATAGACGCAACACTTCTGCTCTTACTGGTCTCGTTAGGTGTTTCGGCGTCTTTATTAGATCCAACAGTATTAGTGTTTCCTCCATCTGCATCAGTATCTTTTTTGTCTTTTTGTAGTTTGTCTTTTCTATCTTTTGTCTCTGCTTCCAACTTGTCGCTTTCTTCTGCAAGCGCCGAAAAGTCACTAAGCTGTTTGCGTTCAAATCCTCTTTCAAGTTCAAGTTTATCATATAACCTCGCAGCTTGTACAAATTGAATTCTATTAATTGGCTCTTTATTGGCAACACATCGTTTCCAGTGAGCTTCTGTATCTTCAGGAACCATAAGGTATTTAACTGCTTCTTGATTGTATTCAAGCTGTGCTAGATAGTCTAGATCTTCATTGTTGAGTAGTGGCATCCTGAGGAATACTTCAGGCCAGATTAGTTCACCATATACTGTTCTGTCAAATACTACGTTTTGACCAGAATATAAACTATACATCTCAACCATTTCTTCTAAATAAGAAGGTCCAGCATAGCCAGGTTCGAAATATTTCTTATTTGGGGCTTCCATATGGACAACTTCATAACCCTGTTTCCTATATATATCTGCAACAGACGATTTGCCTGAACGATCTAGTCCTTCTAATAGAATCCAACTCATTTTAATTTCCTTCTACCTGAAATTTTTGGCATATTCTTATATGAAAATTTATACGCATAAGGGGCGGCGAACTGCATTAATAGTCCAAATAAAACTAAAGTAAAATACTGCTTTTTCGCAACTTGGTCTTTGCCCCTATATGCTAGGAAAAACCAATAGTACCACTTATTGAAGTGTCTAATTGAACGCCATTCTGATATGAAATGATAATTTTCATTGAACTTTTTAAATACCATAATGGTATTATACGAAGATCAAATTGATTAAGGTATGTTAGTTATTAAGAGGGTTCTTAATTTTTTTACCATCAACAGTAACAGCACTAGATGCACCAGTTGCTTTAGCAATATCTTTAGTTGATTTTGCATGCTGTACTGCGTTATAGGCAGCTTGGCCTTTTACTTGATTCATCTCAGCTTTATGTTTTTCTTCTTCGCGTTGATGTTCACCTTCATCTAATTGCTTTTGATGTTCAGCTGCTTCCGCTTCTGCTTGAGACTGTGCAGATTGAGCTTTCATTTGCTCATCCATTTGCTTCTCTTGCTTCTTCATCTGATCTACACTCATTAGCATTTGCTGCCAATTTAAGAATGCAGGATCAGCAGGAATGTATTGTAGTTCTTTCTTTTTAGAAGCATCTTTGTCATTAAAGAATACTTCTCTGATCTCACCACGTGTCATATTTTTCTCTACTAAAGCCCAGAATGCCTGGTTCATAGTGAGATCACCAACGGGATGTTTGATCTTTTCTTTTCTAGCAGCACACAGTAAGTCATTCATAGACTTGTTTACTGTCATTTCGGCTTGTAGTAATGCCACTTCAGTTTGTGGTGTTTCGTCTGTATAGCCTTCAAATTGAAATTTATATTTCTTAGCATATTCAGGGTCAATAGCTGGCATTATATCGCTATTTATGAAATCCTCAATAAACATTAATATAGGATATAATCCTTTTTCTCTTGAGAATTCAATCTTGCTGGCGTGACCATCAGTGCTGGCTATATTTTTACCACCGGTAACTAAAAGATCTAAACCAATTTCGGTTGGATCAATCTGGAACTGAGTACACACTGCACGCATTAGATGCATATTGTAGTTTAAATACTCCATGTCTTTAGAGCCACCAGCCATTGGCACCCATTGAACATCATCTAAACCAGAGATGATAGGTGTTCTCCAAGCATTTTGTGAACCGTTTATTAAGTTGTAAAACTGACGACGAAATGCTGTAAGCTGGGAAGCAGTGACAGTTCCCTTTAAGTGTAATACACCTTTAGCCGCTTGACCATGAGTAAAGAAGTTAGAATTGTAATGCTCAGTATTCATGTGATGAGTAATATTCATTACTGCCATCTCTAACGGAGAATAACAATAACCATTACTGTCTTGAAAATTTTGAGGATTAAAAAGTTTAAAGATCATGTCCTCGTCGCCGAAAACAGCCAAGGGACGATTGTCGTATGATACTTGTACATATTTGTAGTAATCTAAATCAGGTTGATTATGTTGATATTTCATTTCAGGATCATTGTCTGATTTAGGTGCAATGGTACCTTGGATTGACTTAATATGACCTTCAATTTGAGATTTAGGTGCATCTTTATTAATATGATACACGCCTTCGGCTGGCAAAGGTCTAAACCTATGCAAAGCGCCTCTGCGAGTTAAAATCTTTTCAACAGTGATATTGCCAAATGTCATGGCATCTCTTATTGTGAGCTTAAGAAACTCACCAAATAACATTCTGTCATCATCCGGGGTGTTCTTTATGCGTCCACAATTATATATAAATGCCTGAATATTCTCAATTTCTTCTCGTTCTTCTTTAGAATACTCTTCTGTTAAGTCGTGTTTAACAACTCTAAAGCCCATATCAAACTTCTTGAGTTGAGGTCTAGAGAACCTTAAAAGTATATCTACTCTGTTCTGTATGATGGCAGAAACCAACCAGTCTCTGAGAGAGACGTCTTTCAATGTCTTATTTGAGAGTCGAGATAGTCGGAACTTAAATAAAGTCTGTTGACTAGCTTGAGTAAAGAACGGGTCTGTGAGGATAGCTTTACGGCCAATCTCTGGATTGTCGTCATCCGGCATGTGATCCCTGTTCTCAGGGATAGCATCAGCATCAGCCTTATAAAGCTGCTCTAACTCATCATTTATGCCTTTTTTGAACCAATCTTCGAAAATACCCAAAATTACTCTCCGCTATTTAATCTATTATACCTTATTTGTCCCCATTGACCACTTAAAGTGACCAAAGAAAACCTCCGCCACCATTCCAGTCATCATCTTCATCGTCATCATCGAGGTCTGATAATTTACCAATTTTACCCAATTTAGACTTATCATTCATATCTTCATTCAATGGTATATTGTTTATAGTCGCAAACTCTTCTGGTGTCGGGGTTCTATGATATTGGCCCTTGCCATCCTGTATTTGAATTTCTTCTTCCACCATACCATTACCCATAACTAATGTTCCCTTACCTAATAACATAGTAAGTGGATATCTTAAAGCATCAAGCCAGTGATCATATTCGGATTCAGGTATCTCTGTAATTGTTCCGTCGGCAGCTGTTTTAAAGTGATATGTCATAAACTCAGTTATCAAAGGCCCAGTTGTGTCTTTGGCCAAATGAATCTTTGTATCCGTTGAGCCAGGTACTCTCAATAACTTCTTAATAACCTGAATGCCAGTATTGATAGCTTTATCTGTATCAGTAGCAACTGGTAATCCTGCTTTTCTCATTTCTGTGACAGCACCTTGATCCGCAATATCAGGAAAATATAGTTGACATCTATATAAGTGGTGATATTTACCCTTAATATAATGTATCCATTCTGGTTGAGATACAAATGTCATTCCATCTGCCTTAACTACAAATACATTATCTTTTTTGTCTAGGAAGAAAAATACAACAGTATTTGGATTAGACCAACCCCAATCGACACCAGCATAGCAAGATAGTCTCATTGAGTGACATTTTTTTACAAATATATCGTGTGTACATTCACCTGGATATTCAATACCAGTTAACTTAACCCACATTCCATTCCAGTCATTGACGTGTAATTTCTCTTCAAATTCCTTATATATAATTCCTTCAACAGAAGGCTTTAAGTTCATAAGCTGAGCTAATGCCCAGTCAGCGCCTTCAGATCTAACTTTTTGAATAAGTTCAGATATGGGTTTTAGCATCCATGATTTAGATGTTTGCTTTTTAGCATCACCTAAACAAATAGCTGCAGCTGGACAAGTTAAGCAATTTTCACCAGGCATAACATGCTTAGTATATTCTTTCTTTTTCTTATCATCTTTTAATTTGTAATTTGCTTCAGATAAGACTTCCATCTCATCCTGTATGTGATATGAATCTGTTGGTATGACACCAGACCTAGAATCAGGACATGCTTGTGAGAATTCAAATGCTGTCCATCTACGTACGTGTCTGCCGGCCTGTTCAGCTTCTTCCATCATTCTGTTCATTAATCCATATCTAGATTTTCGAGTAGATATACCAACCCTTAGAGCTCGTTTACCACCTTTTGAATCTAGCATACCCGCAATCTCTTTGAAGGCTCTTAAACCTTCACCAGAGACAGTATCGATCTCATCTGTCACAACTAATGGAACGTGAGGACCATTACAGGCTTTAAGTGTACAAGGAAGAACCTCTAACGTTACTGTTTCATCATCGATATTGAATGTTGATTTTTCCATGTTTAATTTTTGTAAGACACGATCTTCTTGAGGAACAGATCTATCCTCTATGATAGGTCGAATGCGACGGGATAGCATAAACTTAGTTTGATAGTCATAACATCGCTTTGCCTGAGCCAACACTGCACCAACATGACAAGCATCTCTACCATCATGTAACATGACTAGCAATTCTGCTATAGCCATACCTAGAGTCTTACCAGAGCCTCGACCTGCAACATATAATAATTCTTCAATGTCTTCTGGATTGTTTTTGTTCACACATATATCATAGACTTCCCATATGATATGAAGTGGATTTGTATCTGCGAATCTGGAAACCGTTTGATCAGGTAAGTGTAACCCAAAGAAAACTTGTATGAACTTAGAAAGTTCTTCTTTTGAAGTGCATTTCTTGAAAAAAAGTTTTTTCTTTTGCTCTATAGATAGAGCATCGAAGCCGCTTTCTTTATTTTTTCTTTTTTTCGCACTCATCATCGTCCTCAGCTTCTCTTAATGCACGCTCGAAAGCTTCTTCTGGTGAGAATATAATAGCTTTATACTCATCTTCCAGCTTACTAAGCCTTTGTCTGTGGTCATTAATTATTTCATGATGAAACCGCTTGAGGGTTGCAATGGTATATTCATTGACATCGATTACGTTATTATCAATAGTTACTTTGGTATTTATAGAGCTGTGAACAGCTATCTTACATTGTTCAAGTTTAGACACAAAGACACTCAACTCTCTTATTTGATCTTTTAATGTTAAGGCTCTTTCGAGTTCTTGTTCTGTGATCACGATTTTATTTGTCCCTTTTTTCTTGATCTAGAATTTTATCTAGGTCGATCACTTCTTCTTCAGGTTCCTTATCTTCATCTTTGGGCTGTGAAGCACCTGGAGACAAAGCATCAAACATTGGAGACATATTATTGTTCTTAGCATTTGGTGTAGCACCTTGAACAATTTTAGCTAATGTTTCAGTTACTTCTTTATAATCTTTAATTGATTTAATTCTAAGTGATGGTACTGGTTCTTTTTCTGGATCAAGGTAGTAATTTCTCATTTGCTTCATGTGTTCAGCAGATGCCACACCAAGCATTGATGTAAGGAAATCAACTTGATCAATTACAGATTTTACAACTTTAGCTCTTACCCTATCTCGTAGAGTACCCTGCATCTTATCTCTATCAGATCCCCAACGGTTTAACGCAGCGGTTAATATAATTTGTCCTAATTCATATTGAGGAAATTGTTGTTCTATCTCATGAAACGAACTGCCTATGAGATACATTTCATATAATCTTAATGCCGGGACATTATCAATGGCACCAGCTGTCTTATTTTTTCTAAGATACTTCTCGCCTATTTCGACTTCTTGACTGGAAAGACCTATCTTTTCTTCGTCACTAAAGTTTCTCTTTAAGGCCATCTAACATCTCCATACTAACATAAACGATAATGTTATCGTTTTCTCTTTTATTTCTTATTGATATAAGTTTTTCTTCAAATGAAAAGGGCGAATTACCTTCTAAAAAGTATATCCACAATTCCTGTTGTAAATCCTCGTCGCTAGTCAACCTGTTGATCTTCTGTGCCACGAATCCTAAAATTCTCGCTTTCATCTTTATTGTCTGCGTTATAAATTTTTACGCTTGTGCTCCATTTTCTGTTTAAGTAAGCTTTTACAAAATTATTAGCTATTTGTTCCAACTTATAGCCGACAACGCCAGTGTTGTCAACCTTATCAATCTCCTTTTTTTTCTTCAAGAACCTTTTAAGCTTAATGGAATTCCAAAATCCTATGCTTTCACCGTTCTCAAATCTACTTAGTAATCTTAAATTATTGCAAAGATCACCAGGAATAAGTAGATTATAGGTTACAACATTATCATTAAAGTTAATTGTAGTAGTGACATCTTTGACACTTTCTACTATACAGTAACCAGCCATTGCAATATTTGCTTTCATCTCTTCAGTAAGCAAATTGTGCTCTACTAAAAATGAATGATGGTCAATGTTTTGTTCCATATACCTACCTCTCGCTTACATTATACCAAACTTAATGGGTGCCCTTGATTATTTGGTGGGCTCTCTTGATTATGAGGTCTTTGTCCTCACCTCCAGAATATACTTTATTAACATATTCTGAGACTATGCCTTCTGGAGACACTGCTTCGATTTTTACTCTATTTTGCTTTTCAGAATCAATGGGTGTAGTCTTAGAGACTACATTCTTGCCCTCTATCAACTTGAGGTACTTTTTAGACTTAAAGTAGGCAGTTAACTCTACTTTTGGGCCACTTACTTTTAAAATCCACTTATTTTGATCGTCAAGTGAATGTTCAAGTAGTGTATGTAGGGCGGTAGTGGGTCTAGTGTAGTCAACTTCAAATTCTATTGAGCGCCATTTAGGAAATGGGGATTCGATAAATTGCTGTTCGAGGGTTTCAGTTTCGAATAATAGAATTCCTTTAGTTTGGCCGACATCGGTAGCGTTATGTGCAAAC